GATAACAGCTTAATTGAATAGGTTAAGCTGTTGTTACTTATCTATGGCAAAACTAACAATTGAACAGCTATTAAAGAGTGGGAAGCTAATTCCTGCTTCTGATCTTAAGGCTCAAAAAGAGGCTGAGGCTAAAGCGCTCAAGGACTTCGCAGATGCTGCGGTAGAACAGAGTCGTAATCAGCGTTTTCAGTCTCCTAAAACTACTGGGAGCGTTACCCAAACTTACAAACGTGAATCAATAAAAGAGTAGGATGGTTGCTATGGGTGCTGTCTGCCAAGTCCTTAATAACGTTTTTGGTGTTAATCAATATCCTTATACCCAGGAATACATTGTTCCAGAGACGCACAATCAGATTCTAATAAAAACAAGAGGAGTATAGACATGCGCGAGATCATCTGCCCGCATTGCCAGAAAGCATTCAAAATCGATGAAGCTGGATATGCGGATATCCTAAAGCAGGTACGAGATAGCGATTTCGAGCAGCAATTACATGATCGGCTTGAGCTTGCTGAACGGGATAAGCAGAGTGCCATTGAGTTGGCTGAGATGAAGGCTGTAAGTGAATCGCAAAAATCTGCCGCAACCAAAGACGCAGAGATTCAGGCTCTGAAGGCGAAGATTGATTCTATAGAGATTGTGCAGAAGCTCGCGATCACCGAGGCAGTTACCTTAGTTGAAAGGGAACGTGACACGCTTAAGAGTGGGCTTGAGCAGGCGAAGCTTGAGAAACAACTCGCTGAGAGCTCGCTCAAGGACAAGTATGAAACGCAGATTAAAGATCGTAACGACGAGATTCAGCGCCTCCGGGACATGAAAGCTCGTTTGTCGACCAAGATGGTTGGCGAAACTCTCGAGCAGCACTGCGAGACCGAGTTCAACCGTATTCGGTCAACGGCCTTTCCGCGCGCATATTTTGAGAAAGATAACGATGCACGACTGGGTAGCAAGGGCGATTACATCTTTCGAGATATGGATGAAACCCCTACCGAGATCGTTTCAATTATGTTTGAAATGAAAAATGAGAGCGATCAAACTGCAACAAAGCAAAAAAACGAGGACTTTCTAAAGGAGCTAGATAAGGATCGTACTGAGAAGGGCTGCGAGTATGCTGTGCTTGTCTCATTACTAGAGCCAGATAGTGAGCTCTATAACACTGGTATCGTCGATGTGTTTCATCGATACCCGAAGATGTATGTCATTCGCCCGCAGTTTTTCATTCCAATCATCACCCTGCTAAGAAATGCAGCGATGAACTCACTTAAATACAAGTCAGAGCTTGCGCTTATGAGGACGCAAAATATCGACATTACGAACTTTGAAAATGGTCTCGATACATTCAAGACCGCATTTGCAAGGAATTATGACCTAGCCTCCGGCCATTTCCAAACTGCAGTTGACGAGATTGACAAGTCGATAGACCATCTGCAGAAGACGAAGGATGCTCTGCTGAACACTTCTCGGAACCTTCGGCTTGCAAATGATAAGGCACAGGATGTGACGATCAAGAAGCTAACTCGGAACAATCCAACGATGGCGAATAAGTTTGCTGAACTTAAGAATCCTGACCCTTCCAACTCAGGATGATCTAGTCTTATATGATTAACCCCAAGAGATTCCCTTTTAAATTATTGACTTACTTAGTCCTCTCTTTAATAAACGACTGAACCTGCTCAGTTGTCCAAAAGGAGGACCTCCCAATCTTAATCGGCTTTGGAAACTCTCCTTTCTGAACCATGAGCCAAAACTTGGATTTAGATACCGGGATCACCTTCAATATTTGCGGGATTCTCATTAAGCTTATATCTGCGCAGTCATTACTCATGATGACCCCATAGCCGAGTTCGTTTCAAGTTCTTGCGATACATCTGCAAGGCTAGTCTTGCAGAACTCATCTTCGTGTATCCGTATGAACGATACAAACTGTAAAGCCGAATTGCTACCATCAAATTGATCTCCTAGTTTTTTGTAATGTCTGAATATTGGTTCTACTGATGCTACTGAAGAGCAATGTAGCTGTTGAATTTTTGGCGGTCAATCAAATGTCAATACCCACTTTGATAATGGATATTATTTTTTGACTACAAAAAAATATTTATTCATATAAATGCTATAGGTCAATTAAGTAAAGGGCTACAGCCTTGTCAGTATTTTCTGATAGTGCGTAGATAGTAGTGGACACACATAGATCAATAAGCACTTCAAAAAGAAAAATAAAACGACTCAAATTAGTTAAAGATGGATTACAGCAAATTGATAAATAAATAAATTAAAGAAAAATTCAGAAAAAACACGTTTGACGGCGAGCATTTGGATTGATAGATTGTGATCTGTTTCACATTGATCAATACATAAAACGGAGACTGTCTTAAATGAATTATTACGAGCATCACATTGGAGATTATTCGCAAGCTACCTCACATTTGAGCTTTATTGAAGATGCTACTTATAGTCGCCTTATTCGGAAGTACTATGCCACTGAAAAGCCCATGCCACCTGATGTTAAGACCGTTCAGCGTTTAGTTAACGCCAAATCTAAGGAGGAGAAAAATGCAGTGGAATTGGTCCTTAATGAATTTTTCATATTGACTCATGATGGCTGGAGGCAAGGCCGTTGCGATCATGAAATCGCCCGTTTTAAGGATAAGCAGGCTAAGGCTAAACGCAGTGCAGATAGTCGCTGGCAACCTGTGAATGCTACCGTTGCTGCTAATGAAACCAAATTAGATCTTGAGCCAAATTTAGCATGCGTTCGCATTGCCGATGCATTGCCAACGCAATGCTCACCAGTCACCAATCACCAGTCACCAATCTCCAAACACCAGTCAATCAAATCAATGGCTGAAACAAGCGTGAAAAAGACTTCTGAACCAGGTCTTCAGAAGAAAAAAGACGATCTTGGGGATCTTGGAGTGCTTGGCGAAATGCATAAACGGTTTGCCGAATTAATTAGTAAGGAGGGTGCCTCTGTTGCGGTAGATGACTGTCGAATTAAAGATATGGTTGCTACTGGAGCAAGTGAGGCCGAAGTGATTGGGGCGATATCGATTGCAAAGGAAATGCGCAAGAAGATTTCTACTGCAAGCCCTATCAATGCTGGCTATGTCTTGGCTATTGTGAAATGTGAATTGAAAAAACGAACCTTAGCTGATTCAGGGGATATTGCTTGGTGGAAAACCAATGACGGGATCGATGCAAAAGGACGTGAGTTATCGATGCGTGCACAGGGTTCTGAATCCTATGAATCTTATAAGGCTCGTATATTTGCGCAACTGCGAAAACGCCAGGAAATAGTTAAGCCTAGTGAGGCGATTGAAGCTATCGAGATGATCGAGTCGAAAGAGCCTATGGTTACAGGCGCAGATCAGGAGAAGAGCCATGCCATCTAATGCCCACCTTCTAGGTGTGGTGGAGCGCCTTGATATGGAAGACTTTCCGATTGGTTCTGTGGTTCAAACTCCAAGTGGTCGCACTGGTACTGTGATTAAGCACCGTGGTGCGCAAAGTCGTCATGACCTGTTTCAGAGAATCATTATTGAATTCGATGAACCAATTGGAGATACCGTGGCTTTGCAACCTCATCTATTGACCATCATCAATAGGGCCGAGGCAAGCAATGATTACTAAGAAGCCGAAAAGGGTCAAAAAGCAGCCCACCGTTAAAACTCAGGGCTTGCTTAATACTGGGCTCACCCAAATAGTGGAGAGCCATCCATACAACTCAGAGGAGATTACTCCGCTCGAGCTAATGCTCAAGATCATGCATGAGCTATATGCGCAGGCAGAACGCTGTACTGCTTCTGCAAATCAGAATACCGATCTTTTTGGGTATGTCGATTCTGTAGATAGTAATGAGACCCGGATCAAACTACTCAATATGGCTGCTGCTGTAGGAAGGCATATAGCGCCTTATATTCATCCGCGCTTATCTGCTATTGAACATACGGGTAAAGATGGGGCACCTCTGCAAAGTGGGGTATTGCTTGTTCCAAGTATCTTGAGCTTAGAAGAATGGGAGCGCGTTGCCCAGCCTAAGCAATAGCTTTGCAGCTCAATTCATGAAAACCATCTGGGCCCCATTGCCAGGTAGCCAGACCCTATTTCTGACTTGCCCTGTGTATGAAGTATTGCTAGAAGGTACTAGGGGAGGAGGTAAGACCGATACCTTGCTCATGAGTTATGCCCAGCATGTAGGTAGAGGTTTTGGAGATCATTGGCGCGGCACACTCTTTCGTCTGACTTACCCACAACTAGCTGACGTTGTGGCCAAGAGTAAGCGCTGGTTCTATCAAATCTTTCCAGGGGCCAAGTTTAATGAATCCGACTATGTATGGAAGTGGCCTACAGGAGAGATGCTGTACTTTCGTTATGGGGCTAATGAGGACGACTACTGGAATTACCATGGCCATGAATATCCCTGGCTGGGGTTCGAAGAATTAACGAATTGGCGCAATCTCTCTTTCTACGAAGCCATGCATTCGACATGTCGCTCATCACATCCTGGAATGCCAAGAATGGTGCGCGCAACCTGTAATCCATTTGGAGTGGGGCATGCCTCAGTAAAGGAGCGATTTCAGATTGGGAGCATTCCTACTGGTCAAATCATTCGGCAAGAAGGAGCACTTCCTAGAGTACGAATTCATTCAACGATTTATGAGAATACCCATCTTCTCAAAAACGATCCTAACTATCTTATGAACCTAGAGTCATTAAGTGATCCAAATCGGCGCAGAGCTTGGCTGGAAGGAGACTGGGATATCCATGTAGGAAGTTTCTTGGAAGGAGTTTGGCAACCCTCTAAACACGTGATAGAGCCCTTTGCTATTCCACCAACATGGAAGGTATGGCGATCCATGGATTGGGGATATGCCAGACCATACGCTGTCTATTGGTTTGCATTATCTAACGATGGAGTCTATTACCTCTGGCGAGAACTTTATGGATATGGCGATAAAGAAAATACCGGCACTAGAGAGGATGCAACGGTAGTCGCAGAGAAGATCAAAAAGATCGAGATCCATGATCAACGTCTTGGATATGAATATCGCATGAACCTAGCCGACCCCTCCATCTTCTCGAAGATCGGAGCGGAGCGATCCATCGGTCAGATCTTCAGGGATAAAGGCGTCAAATGGACCGAAGCCTATAACGCCCCTAGAAGCCGTGTAAACGGTGCTCAAGAAATTATCAGACTACTTGTTGAGGGAAGGCTGAAGGTATTTAGTACTTGCAAGCATTGGCTAAGAACGATCCCTCAGCTACCGCCAGATTCACTAAACCCTGAAGATGTAGATACGGATGCTGAAGATCATGCCTGGGATGCCACTAGGTATGGGGTCATGAGAGCTAGAAGAGCAGTCGAATAATTTATAAAGAGCTAATTATGAAAGTAAAGATGATGGCTTTGTACGCACGAAGAGATTAACTCGTAATGCTTTAACTGGTCGTACTCATGCCTACTCCAAATAATGTTTGCTAAAGTATCCACAAATTGCAGGCCAAGAGAATTCTTGCTCTCCCATGGGGTGGTATTTAATTTTGTACTTGCTCCCATGGCAGCTAATTCTGTTCTCAAGTAATCATTCAGTGAGTTTTTTAATTCCACACTAACAGTCCTAGCATCGGGAATGAAATTGACTTCCCCGTGCTTACTCATCTCATTCAAGAGTAGCAACTTAACCATGTAGTTATATAGACCATTCGGGTGTGCTCTGAAGCTGTCATTAGTATTCTCTTTTTTGACGGTCATCGAAAAGAACTTTATCTCCTCGCTGGAAGTCCTAATTTCAACTAATTTGGCTGCAAATAAAGCCCGCTCTTTAGAGGAAAGGTCGGTCGACTTAAGTTCATTTTGAGAAGCGCGTTTTCGGGATTTATAAAACCCCCGAATTACTCTTTCTAGCTTTGGCTCATCCTTTTGATGGTTGATAACAGTAGCTGCAATAGTTAAGTATCGACTTGAACCGCCGCGCTTATAGTCGGCATCAAACTTCCAACCTAGGTCACCACTTTCATCGAGATAAATAGTTGTCATGAGTTCCAAAAAGAAAAAGCCCTTATTTAAAAGGGCTTTAGGAAAAGGTGCGGTACCCAAACTTGACGCGTTTAAAACGCGCTTACGATGGTGACGAAATTTGTCGCAAGCTACTTGGGTGTTTGATTACTTATACCGCTTCGTCATTGCCTTAATTATCCATGTTTTATGAATTTAAAGTCAAATCCATAACTAAAGCATGGTTTTAGGACCCTTAAATGCAGATTGGTTGCGGTATTAAGTATATAAATCCAAGATAAATTCTTTAGCTAGAGGACCCCAATTTATAAATAGCATGTGCCTCAAGACTCCCAATCCCTCCAACAAAAATGGACCGCCCGCATCACTCATGCGCGCGCTCACTGGGCAGCCTTTCATAAGCGCGTAAGACACAACCGTAATACGGTAGCTGGCTTTAATTGGAATGCTGATCCCACCAGCAAAGACTTTTATAGTCTTAGGGCAAACCTAATCCATGGCACCATCTCTGCAGTACTACCCAATGTCTATGCACGCAATCCAGAGATTTCAACAACCCCATTAAATACGGGTGCTGATCTCAAGCTTTTTTGTAAAACATTGGAGGTCGTAACCAACAGGGCGCTAGAGCATGCTCAACTTAAGAATCGGGCGAAATCAACCGTAAGGGCAGCGCTTACTTGCAGCTTTGGCATTCTCAAAGTGATGTATCAAAGAGATCCGAGTCGGGATGGCTACATTCAGGGGCGCATCAATGATGCCCAGGAAAATCTTCTAGCGATCCAAGATCTAGCTCTAGACCTTCAAGATGAAAAGCAACGCCATCAGCATGAAGCCAAGCAAGCTGAATTAGAAGAGCTCATTAAGTCATTACAAGAGCAGTCCGAAGTGCAGTCAGCTGAAGGCTTGGTAATAGATAGAGTCCTTACAGAAAACCTACTCATCGATCCCTCTATTTGTGAGTTCTGGGATTACACCGATGCAGATTGGATCTGCCAGATTATCCCCATGAAGCGTGGTCAAGCTGAAGCGCTTTACAAAAAGAACCTAGCTAGTGCCAAGATCTACCAACCAGGCCAAGGCGAAACATCCCATAGAAAAGCTAGACGTCTAGCTTCCATGCACCTCGATGCTAAATCTGCCCCAGTAGTAGACGATCAACAAATAGCCGTGCTAGAGATCTGGGATAGAACCACCCAGCGTATTTACACAATGGTCGAAGGCACCACCGAATGGTTACGGGAACCCTATTCACCATCAAAGGTGGGAGAACGCTGGTACCCATTCTTCTTATTGCCTTACCAAGTCGTTGATGGCCAGTTCGTTGGCCCAAGCTTAGTCGATCTCACAGAGCGCTTGCAAGAAGAGCATAACGAAGCTAGGGATCGCTTCAATCAACACCGAGATCTATGCATACCAGGATGGGTTGCATCAGCCGATATCAACGAGAAGACGATTAAGAAACACGCGGACTCACGATTTGGTGAGATCACCATTGTCGATACCGAAGGCAAACCCCTTAACCAAGTGATTATTCCTCGAGGGCACCCAAAGATTGATCCGATTGTTTACGACACCAGTGCTGTGCGTTATGACTGGGAACAAGTCACGGGATTGCAAGATGCTGCGCGCTCAACTGTAGTTAGGCCTAAGACAGCAACCGAGGCCAACATTCTACAAAGGGCCTTATCCGGACGCGTTTTTGAATTTAAAGACCAGATAGAGGATTGGCTACAAGAGATTGCCCAATACAGTGCCCAAGTCCTCTTGCAAGAGTTGACTAAGGAACAGGTAGAGCGTTATATGGGCGCTCCAATTACCAGAGCCACTATGGTTGATAGCAAGCTCACCATGAGCAAAGAGAAAACCTATGACTGGCCAAGCCTTACAAAGGAACGCATTTTTGACATGGTCGATCTGCGCATCAGAGCGGGCACTACTGGCGCACCGGATGGAATAGAGGAAAAAGAGGGTTGGCTCAAAGTGCTGCCCATGATTACGAATCTATCAATTCAGATTCAGAACCTACAAGCTAGAGGAATGGATTACGAACATATCCGTAATCTCCTACAGGAGACCCTCTTGCGGTATGACGATCGCATCGATTCAAATCTATTTATACCGAATGTCGAAAAGCAAGCGGAGGGTTATATCGACCCTAATTTAGGAATCAACATGTTTTCAGAAAGAAAGCTAAGGGCAATTGCCGAGCCCGGTCATGAGCGTGGTTTATTAAAAGAGGAGATGAGTAATGACGCAGGTAGCAAATGAGGTGAATGGTTTTAAATCAGAAGTGCTTACAGATGGAGGCCCATACCAGAGGGTGCAAGATCGCGAGGCCAAGAGGGAACGTGAACGCCTAGAAAAAGAGGCCAAAGATAAGCATGATGCTGAAAGTCATGCCAGAAATACGAGGGCAAGAGAAGATCGTAGGGCTGAACTAGCCCAGAAAGCAGCGACCAAATTAGCAAAGGAACAAGATGCCGAAAAGCAAAGGGCACAAAAATCTGAGCGTAAGAGTCAGTCCGCAAGCTTGCTTGATGATCTCAGTAAATCAAACCGTCTTAGTTCATCCCTTTCACAAATATCTGAGGATATTGAAGAGGGTGAGGAGTTAGGGGATTTTGAAGTCGAGCCAATCTTTGCGCCCATAAAGGGTGAGGTACTTGTACCTGCGGTTATGACTGCTCCAGAAAGTGGATCAGTACCCCAGTCTTATGACCTAGGCGAGATATTACCTACACCAGCTGCAATTACGGTAGAGGCGCTTCCACAGCCAGCTATTCAGGTTGAATCTGCTAAAGAATTCATTAATCGGGTTTTGAATCCTGGGTCTGCGGATTCAAGTCCTGAGAAGAATAACAAGCCCAATGAAGAAACTCCGGACGATATTAAATCCAAGAGGGGCCGCGAGCGCATGCAAAAGATCATCAATGAAAAGCACGACCTAGAGAAGCAGGTTGAAGATTTGCAATGCACTGTGATTAGCTTGCAAGATGTGATTCGCAAGTACGAGATTGAGAGTCAATTTGTTGACAATACTATGGCGCTCACAACCAAGCAGAAGAAACCTGCCGAGCTTGTTTCAGAGGCTAAGCATCAGATCATCAAGTACTTAAACTCGCGCGAAGATGAGGTTGATCATTCCGCTAAGGCCCAATGCTTTTATAAGTATCTGACCGATCCTTTTTATATGCAGGTCTTTGTACAGAACAACAAGCCAGAGCATTGGCAATCCATGATTGAATCCATTTACGATTCAATAGAAATGCAAGAGCCCAACTTCGCGAATACAAAGATCACGCCATTTCAGAGTCCCCAACCCATAAGGGCGCGAACCTCAACCCTTGGTGCTCCGCTGGCTAGCTCTGAAAACCCAATGGATCGCATCGCCCAGCATCTAGGCAATATGGGAATTTAGCCTTTTATTAAGAAAGACTAGGAAGAACTAGATTTAGGGTTTGGGAAAACCGTGAGAATGCATCTTCAAAAGAAGGTGCATTCTTGTCATAGACCATAACCCTAATAAATTCATCATATGTCTGCTTGGTTTTCGGATCAGCTTTGGCGTAATTCATTGCCATTTTGATTTCATCGATTGGGTCTTTTACAAAGGCAATATGCTGCTTGGCAAAGTCCAAGCTATCTTTTGCAATGACCTGAACTACCAACTTGCCAAGTAAGCCCAGATCTTTCTTGAGGAGGTTAGGATTCTTTTCGGCGATTTGATAAACATCGTAGAGATGACGTACTAAGGCGTTGTCTACCTTCTCACCAGTCTTGGCTAGTGACAGGGCTAGGCGTCGTGGGAAGGTAATGAGTTTCTCAGCCAGCGCTTCTCTCAAGTCTACGCATGGAATTGAGAACCGAGGGCCAGTATCCATGTTGGCCAAGGAGTCAAATAGCAGGGTGATGTCTTTATCTTGCTTTGGTAGTTGTAAAGGGCTGTAGCTTACTTCCAGCTTTAAATTTGCTCGCATACCTGGGCTTACTTGAAAGTATGCGGAGTACTGAATGTCGAATTCTATGAAGTTGTTATCACCCATTGCATTTCTTGTAATGAACTCTGATTTAAAGCCAGCAGAGTTCATCGCCGCCTCAAGATCGTTCTTAAGCTTGCTCATGCTTGAGCGGATTTTGCTCTTGGTCAATGCTTCTGAGGATTTTGGGATGGCTTTGATATCCACATCCTCGGAGACTCTATCTAATAGACCATAAGCCTTAGAGAGGCAGGTGCCACCACAAAAGATCAATTCAAAGTCTGGATTATTGATGGCGGCAAGCGAGGCCAGAGCATCAGTGACCATGAAATCTTTTTCTAGTGCGAATTCCGATATACCAAGCCCCAGCTCGTTAATTACATCCAATACTTGGAGTCTTTGGGTGTCGTTAATTCTTTTCATAGACTAGGCTACGGTTACCAACAGATAATTTGCGGCAGACCCGAGAGTTACCGATATTGAGGATAGGAAGCATAGGCACCTGAGTGCTGTCACCTTGAATGAGGGCGCGCATATCTTTGCCTACGTCAGCTTTAATATTCAGCTTTTTCATTACCTCAAGCCCGATATTAGTCAGGCTTTCATCAACTACTGGTTTTCCAGAGATAGAAGAGGGGCGCGTTTTTACATAAGTGCCGTACCCAAGGCGCATCAGCTTGCCTTCATCAGATAACTCTTTTACTACGCGACAGACTTGGCGATAGGTGCCAAACCGATTGAAGTTATCGCGCAAAAAGACCTTTTCCTTGGAATTACGTAGGCTGGCCAAAATGCGGTCTTTGGTTGTTGCTTTAGCCATCTTGGCCTCCTTTCTATATTGATGATTCGATTATACACAAAAATAAGACATTGATGTCCTATTTTTGTATAGATAAATATAGACTAAATAACATATATAACAGTAACTTATATAGTTTTTATAAGAATTAATAAAGATAGGTATGCATGGTTATTTTACCTCGCCATACCTTCCGTCAAGGGCACCCCAAAGGGGTGGCTTGCGCACCCTTGACGGCCACGACCTGAGAAACGCTCTTTTATGCCCAAAGTGGCGCAATGACGCATTGGGCATAAAGACCCATTGCGATGCCAACAAAAACCCCAGAAATATCCAAACTCCACACCAAGCACCCCAATAATGAATTCATGTGGTGAGAGCTAAACACTCAAGCTACTGCTTCAGATCTCCGCGTTAAAGCTAGAGTCGCGCCTAGCAGCGTAGCAATGGATAGTTTCACGCTCTATCACCCGGTATGAAGCCAAGGAATTTCACTAATAAACAAACAAATTGATAGGGGTGGCATATGCCAATTTCAAATACAGACTTGCAAGAACTGGCTAAGGTTTCATTAGATGAGTACTTACGTAATCTTCCAGTCGATCAAATAGCCGTAGAAAGACCTTTTCTTAAAAAACTCATGGAAGGACGGAAAAGCCTTTTAGGCGCAAAGCAGAATGTGGTCGAGAATATTCGCAAAGAACATGGCAGTAACTTTAGCTGGGCCTTTGGAGAGGAGACAGTCAAGTTCAATAAACGCAATACCACTGAGCAAGCGTCATTCCCATGGCGCAGGGCTGTTGATGGTCTGTATATCGACTATGACCGCTTATTCAGCAACGGTATCAAAGTGCGTGAGGGTGGGGCGCGAGGTTTCCAGTTGGAATATAACGAGCGTGTGCAATTGATCAATCTCTTGGATGAGCAATTAGAGGTCCTGAGAGAAGGATTCCTTAACAAGTTAGATCTAGAGCTTCACCGCGATGGCTCGCATGGCGCAGATGCGCTCGTGGGGCTTGATAGCTTAGTGAGCCTAGCGCCAAATACTGGCACCGTAGGTGGTATCGACCGAGCCAAAGCAAGCTACTGGCGTAACTACGCACTTAAAGACATCACCTCAACCACGCCAGGCAACTTAGTGGGCGAGATGGAAACCGCATGGCGTCAATGCATTAAGCATGGCGGTAGCCCTGATTTCATCATCGCGGGCGGCAAGTTCATTGATACCTATCGTAAGCAAGTCACCGTGACCCATATCGCTGGATCTGGCGAAACCAAGTACATCGATGCTGGTGTAGGGGCGGGCGTAAATACAGGTTTAGCCTTCAAAGGGGTAGAGATCATTTGGGATCCACAGTTTGATGAGTTAGACGCCATGGCTAATCGCACGGTGGAGTGGAGTAAGCGTTGTTACTTCTTGAATACTCGCTTTATGAAGTTGCGTGATGATGACTTGGATATCGTTGCCCCAATTCGTCCACACGACACGCTCGCCATGTACGCCATGGTGAACTTGCGCTGCGCCTTATCCATCTCACGAGCTAATGCCCATGCGGTATTGGCTATTCAATAAGGAGGGTCGGATGAATAACACCATAAACAAGAATGCGCTCATTCATAGTGACTTCCAAATTAAAGAGGTGGAGGCAGTGGTGCGCAGAGATGCATTTACCACTATTCATGTGCACGTACCGCCCTATGAGACCAATATATTGCGCAATCTCTTTGGGCGCGAGAACGTCACGGTGTTCGAGCATCCTTCAAAGACCACGATTACTCCAGAGCAAGAGTACGACCGCCTCTGTGCCAAGTACGGCCATGAGGTCGTAGCCAAAGTCTTTGGTGAAGATGATGGTGACCGCCTGATGGAGATCGTAAAGGGATTAATGGAGGGGGAAGGCGCTATCAATCTTGGAAAACAGGACAAAAAAACCAAGATATTTGAGCTCGAGGTTTCTGAGGCTCAGAAGGGAGTCAAGCGTTAGCAGAAACACGCTTTTATTGGTCGTCTTAATTTAACTGTGGCGTTACTTTGGGTATGTGTGTGGGTGTTTATTAAATGTGTCTGCGGATGTGCTTGTGCTTTAAGTGGGGCGCATATATTGCGCCCCTTCACATCACTCACCTTAGTCTGCACGTTAAAAAGGATTGATCTAGTTAAACACTGTAATTTTTTAAACCATTTGCTGTTATTCAAAAAATAATTTTATGCTCCCTATATTTACATCACTAGTACAAACTTTGGCTGTAAATGGCCTGAGCCTGTTAGCAGGGGCTGTTCAGGCAAAAGGCAAAGAGTTTATTGAGAAAAAAACTGGTGTTCGCATTCCAGATAATCCCAATCAGGAAGATCTCATTAAACTCAAGCAACTAGAGATTGAGCAAGAGCAACTTCTCTTGCAATACACGCTTAAACAAAAAGAACTCGAGATTGAGGAATCCAAGCTTTTAGCAGAAATGCATCGAGCCTCACAAGACAGTGCCACTAACCGCTGGCAATCTGACATGGTGAGTGATTCCAGGTTATCAAAGAACATCCGCCCTGGAACACTAGTCTACATTCTCACGGCGTACCTACTATTTGCATTGTTATCAGCCATGGGAATTGATATCAATGAAGCATACGTGCAACTTTTAGGAGAGTGGGGGCAATTAGTCATGCTGGCTTATTTTGGGGGTAGGTCGGTGGAAAAGATTTTTGAAATTCGGATGAACGCCTCTCGACATAAAGAGGGGGTTTAATGAGCTCAACAAGAAATAGCCTAGTTGGAGAGCAAGCTGCATTTTTACTAGATGTTTGTAATCTGATTCAATTTGCAACGAATGAGGGCTGGGTTCTGACTGGCGGGGAACTTTGGCGTTCCGCAGAACAGCAAGAAATCTACTTCAAGACTGGTAGATCGAAGACTATGAACAGCAAGCACCTCACCCGTTGCGCTATTGATTTAAATTTCTTTTGGAAAGGAAAGCTTATTTGGGATAGGGAGTTGATTCGCAACGTTGGTGAATACTGGGAAAGCCTCAGCCCTAAAAATAAATGGGGTGGCAACTTTAAGGGCTTTGTGGATGTACCTCATTTTGAAAGGGTGGCTTTACCTCTCTAATTTGTCGATTTTTGAAAAGAAGGCCAATATCACTGCTCACTGTATCAGTATTTTTAGTAATGGAAACCCTACAGTTCTACATGTTATTTATATCGATTTGTCAATCTCTTTTGGGCTCGATAAAGTTCAACTTATGAACACCAAAATAAATAACACTCCAGAAGAATGGATCGATCCAGACGATGCTCCAGAAATAACCGAAGAGGATCTCAAGCGAGGTATATGGGCGATCAACGGGCGAAAAGTTTCAGAGGCTGAAGGCAGGGCGGCTTTTGCTTCAAGGCTTAAAGATATTGCGGAGGCTCAAAACGGCACTTTGTCCAATAATGAACAGGAAAAGCCAAACTCTGGGTCTTAAATCTAAAGGGGAAGGTGGATGAGCCTGATCCCCGGCACTGGCAGAAATTGGGTTTGGCTGCTTCGTTCCCGACCTGACCAGGTTATCCAACCCACCATGCGGGGAGGCCCATCCAACTCCATTTTAGCTTGTTAGAATAGGACTTATGACATCTTTGGCCCTAGCCCGTTCGTGGCGCCCTAAAACATTCACGCAATTACTCGGTCAAGACCATGTAGTTAAAGCACTGAGCCACGCCTTAGATCAAGGTCGATTGCATCACGCATGGTTATTTACCGGTACTCGAGGTGTCGGTAAAACTACGATTGCTCGAATTATGGCCAAAGCCCTCAATTGCGTTGGTGAAGATGGCCAAGGCAAGATGACTTCTGAGCCTTGCGGTAAATGCGCAGCATGCACAGGAATTGATCAGGGTCGATTTGTGGATTATGTCGAGATGGACGCCGCAAGTAATCGTGGAATTGATGACATACGGGACTTGCTAGAAAAGGCTGCATACGCTCCAGCCAATGCACGCTATAAGGTATACATGATTGACGAAGTGCACATGCTCAGTAAAGAGGCATTCAATGCACTTCTCAAAACCTTAGAGGAGCCACCAGAGCACGTTAAATTTATCCTTGCTACAACTGATCCCCAAAAGATTCCGGTAACCATTTTGTCGCGTTGCTTGCAGTTCAATCTCAAGCAAATGCCCGTACCCCTCATTGTTGAGCACTTAGAAAAAGTCCTTGCTGCAGAAAAAGTCGATTACGAAACCAATGCCCTGCGTGTCTTAGCAAAAGCAGCCCAAGGATCGATGCGCGATGCTTTATCTTTAACTGATCAAGCGATTG